GTGGTTGCTCACCGCCTTTTTAATTTAATGTTATGAATAATCAAGCAGCAAAAACAGTTTCTGATGCTTTGTTAGGGCTGGATTTCATGAATGTGGAGATAGGAGGGATGGTTTATACCATTAAACCTCCTACAATTAAAATTATCTGTCGTGTCATTCATCATTTTTCCAATATCGGCATGACTGGAGATAATGTAATGGAGGCTATTAAAGAACTTCCTGAAATTGCTGGAGATATGCTGAAAGGCATTTCTTGTTTCATCTGTGGCAGTGAGGAGCTGGCTGAAAATTTAGAGAACGGGACTTTTGAAGAAGTTAGGAATGCCTTGGAAGTCTGTTTCTCTATGATGGATATATCGGCTTTTCAGTGTGTCAGCTCGATGAGGAACGTGTCGATGCTGGCAGCAAGACCGAAACAGTAGGAAACACAACGTTCTTCGGGCAGATAGCCCATTTGATTGATACGCTTCATCTGGGTTATACAGAAGTGTTTGAGATTATCCCTTATAGGAATCTGTTGATGATGCAACGGGATAAACTTCATAGTGTCAGTGGTCAAAAGGTGAATAGAATCAGTGGTAAGGAATTGGCTAATCGTAGGAAAAAGAAATAGATATGGCGAAATTGTATTTTAAGGTGGGTAGTGACTGGGAAGAAGTTGTAAGGCTTCGTAATGAAATTGCGAAGTTAAAACAAGAATTAATGAGCATGGATGGCACACGGTCTCCTGCCGCTTTTAAGACTTTGAATGCCCAACTTGCTGCATCCAACCAAAGATTGGATGAGTTGGTGACTAATGCAGCTAAAGCTGGAGCAGAGATGGAAACGGGATTCAAAAGGAAAATCTTCGATGCTTCCCAATCTGTAAATGGGTTCACAGAGAAGATTATCGCTCAAAAGAGTGCCATAGGTTCTCTTCAAACAACTATTCGTAAAAATAAGGAGTTATATAAGAACATCGTTTCAAGAGGTGGGGAAGATAAAGAACTGCTTAATCACATCAGCAAACAAGAAAGAGCGCTCGGTAAAGAACGGGATGCTTTATTCAACCTCACCCAACAGCAAGCCGAAGCGCGTCTTTCCGTAAAGAAACTCCGGGATGAATATACACTTTATAAGAATGATGGGAAACAAGTAGTAGAAACTAACGAAGGTATCGCTATATCTTGGAAGAAAGCGCTGGCAGTTATTGGTGGCGCCGGAGTATTAAAGGCGTTAGGTTCTGAAATGATTCGTGTGCGTGGCGAATTTCAATCTATGCAGACCGCTATTGAGACTATGGTTGGAGAAGATATAGCAGGGCGACTGATTCCGCAAATCAAGGAGCTGGCTAAGATTTCTCCACTTACTATGTCAGATATGGTTGGAGCAGAAAAGATGATGCTTGGATTTAACATACAAGCAGAAGACACTATCAAATACTTGAAAGCCATTAGTGATATTTCTATGGGGGAATCCAGTAAGTTCAATTCGCTGACTTTGGCATTTTCACAGATGTCAGCAGCGGGTAAACTTATGGGGCAGGATCTGAATCAAATGATAAACGCTGGATTCAACCCGTTACAGATTATCTCCGAAAAGACCGGAAAATCTATCGCAACTTTGAAAGATGAAATGTCCAAAGGTGCTGTTTCCGCTGAAATGGTTCAACAGGCATTCATTGATGCAACTTCCGCAGGTGGTAAGTTCTATAATATGTCTGAGAATGCTTCAAAGACTATCAATGGTCAGTTGTCTATGATGCAGGATGCTTTGGATTCCGTGTTTAACGAATTGGGAATTAAGTCAGAAAGTGTTATCATGGACGGTATTCAAATGACAACTTCGTTGATTCAGAATTATGAAACAGTAGGGAAGGTCTTGGCTGGATTAGTGGTTACTTATGGTACATACCGGACCGCAGTGATGCTTGTTACTGCTGCCGAAAATGGCCATTCTGCCGCAACAATGGTTATGCGTGGGAGAATATTGTTGGCACAGAAGGCTCAGGCTTTGTTGAATGCTACTATGTTGAAGAATCCGTATGTCTTATTAGCTACGGTAGCGATTGGTGCTGCATCTGCTATATGGGCACTGAGCAAGCGGACAACCGAAGCGCAGGAGGTTCAAGAAAGATATAATGCTTCAAAAGAGAATACTATACGAAAAGAAGAAGCTCACAGGCAGGAAATTCAACGCCTCATTTCTGTTGCTAGTGATGAAGTGGAAGCTACAGCAAATCGTAATGGCGCAATTGAAGCATTGAAAAAGGCATATCCAGGTATTATTGAAAAATATATTGATGAAGAGGGGCATTTGACAAACCTCATTCAATTGCAGAAAGAACTTAACGAGGAACAATCCAAGAAAAAGGCTGAAAGCAATCAAGCAAGGCTTGATGCTATCAATGCGAAAGTGAGGAATCAAGAAGAGTATGTTTTAAGAATGTCGGGTAGCGAAGAGGCAATCAAAGAGGCTAATGATGTTCTTAAAGAATTACAAAGACAACAAAAAGAAGCTCAAGCTGCCGTAAATTCTGATTATATAAATGCCCGTATTGAAGAAGCTAAAAAACTTTCTGATATCGAACTAAAAAAGTCAATATCGCAATGGAAATCATCTCTTTCTAAAGTTACAGGAGATATAATAGGAGATTTCTCACGTGATGAAGTTTCTTCATTTATAAAATCTCTTGAATCAATACTATATGCAAGAGAAAAACAGACTAAAAATAAAAAATATTGGGAAAAACAAAAGAAAGAAGCCGAAACCGCTTTAAACTCCATTGCATCTTCTCAAAAGAAATTGTTGGATACAGGAAAATTCAAAGGCATAGATGACGCTGTTGTAAATAATTACAAGGATAATGTCAGAAAGCTAAAAGAAGCCGAAAAAGAACTGAAAGTTTACGATTCGTCTTCCAAACAAGAAAACCAATCCCCAAAAGAAGTAACCAAACAACTCAAACAAGAAGAACAACTTGCCGAACAACTTCTTTCCATTCGTCGGAAAAACCAGCAGGATGAAATCAACCTCATGGAGGACGGCACGGAAAGGAAGTTAAAGCAGATTGACTTGGACTATCAGAGGGAGCTTGATGCCATCAAGAAGCAGCGCAGGGAATGGGAAAGTTTGCAGGGCGGCAAGCTAACCGACGAGCAAATGTCTACTCTTGGCATGTGGGCTTCCAATGCAGCAAAAGGAAGGGAATCCGGTATCTCCGACGTAAACAGAAAGAAGCTGGAATCGGACAGAAAGGCTTGGCAGGAATACTTCATTGAGTACGGAAATTACCAAGAAAAACGGAAGAACCTCGTTCAGAAATACAATGACGAGTTAGCCAAATTACAAAAGGACAGTCCTGAATATGCCATCAAGGAAGCCGAAAAAAGTAAAGCCATAGAACAGCTCGATGAGCAATATGGAAAGTCCACTAAGGCGATGGCAGACTTATTCGAGGATGCGAGTAACAAATCGGTTTCCGCTATTCAGTCCATCATAGACAAATACGAAATCCTTATCAAATACATGTCCGGTACTGATAAAGACATTTCTATTGCTGATTTGAAAGGAATAGGCTTTACCGATAAAGACATTGAAGGGATAGAAAAAGGGGAAATATCCATCAAGGATGTTACAGACGCAATTAAAGGGTTAAAGGATGAACTTAAAGGAAAATCACCGTGGCAGGCTTTCGTCTATGACTTGGAGAAAGGGATAGAAGCCATAAAAAAGGGTGGCAACGATTCCAAGAAAATCGGTCAAGGCATCACCGATATAGGAAATGCTGTGACGTCTTTTGCCCCTGCATTGAATGAGTTCGGCTCAAGTATCGCCGACATATTCGGATTTGACGACAGTAAGATAACAAGTGCCGTTGATGCGCTTGGCGGCTTAGGACAAACGGCATCCGGGGTCGGGCAAATCATGTCGGGTGATATTGTCGGAGGCGCAATGAGTGCGGTTTCTGGAATTTCCGCTGTAGTGTCTGCGTTGGATGGGATGTTCGGTGCCGATTATTCCCACTATAATGAGATGGTCGAGGAATATAACAAACTCAATGAGATATGGGATGAGCTGATAGACAAGAAGCTGGAGTACATCAACACATCTTACGGAGCAGAAGCGGACAAGGTAGGCAAAGAGGCTCTTGAACTTGTCAACAAGAGTATTGAGGCGTACAGAATACTTGGGCGTGAACGATTAAACTCCGGTGCGTCTGCCGGTTCTCATTCCATTGGCAAGCGCATGGCAAAGAATACCTCGTCAAGCGACTGGCAGGACATCGCCAGAGCGCTCGATATGTCTGTCAAAGACGCCAAGGATTTTATAGGTACCGGACGCATGACGGGATTGTTTGACCTGACTACTGAACAGTTGGAGAAACTAAAGTCAGAAGCACCTACTTTTTGGGCTAAATTAGATGGCGATGTGAGAGATTATCTTGATAAGATTATCGAGGGGGAGGAACGTATTGAGGAAATCCATAATCAGATAAACGAACAGCTTACACAAACCACATTCGATGGTGTGTACAGTAATTTCATAGATACCCTTATGGACATGAAAGCGTCGTCCAAAGATGCAGCCGAGGATGTTTCGGAATACTTCATGCAAGCTATGCTCTCCGAGCAGATAGGCACACTTTATCAGGACAAGCTAAAGAAGTGGTATGAGAAGTTTGCAAAGGGTATGGAGGATGGTTCTTTGACGGAATCCGAAAGAAATGCGTTGAACAGCGAGTATATGGGCTACATTGAAGAAGCGATGAAGCTCCGTGACGAGCTTGCCGCAGCCACCGGATATGACAAGATTTCGCAAGAATCAACATCCCAGCTTTCAACTTCCAGAGGGTTCGGTACTGAAATGACACATGAAGATGCAGGAGAATTAAGCGGTAGGTTTACAGCATTGCAGATTGCAGGAGAAGAGATAAAGAATCAATCTACCATTCAATCTCAATCACTTAATCTACTAACAGTAAAAGCTGATGCTCTACTTTCCATAAATACGGAAACAAGGAATATCGCTGATGATACGCGAGATTTGATAGCACAATCTTATCTTGAATTAGTACAGATTTCGGAAAATACAGGAGCTATTGTAAAACCAATCATTCAAATTCAGAAAGATATGGCAGAAGTGAAAAACAATACATCTAAATTATAAACTATGTCAGATTTATTGATAAATACCCAAGACGCCTACACAACATGGGGGGTAAGAATAGGAGAGGGCTTTCTTGATGTACTTGGTGCATCATCACCCATGAAAGAATTTATAGAGAATAAGTCCCGGTTAGAACATGGAAAACGTGTGATAATCAATAATCCTAAAGTCGATGAGAGGGAAATAACACTTTCTTTTACAATTGAAGGAAATTCCCAGTCCGATTATCAATTAAAGAAAAAAGCTTTCTTCGATGAGCTTTATAAAGGCAAGATTGATATTCAAGTTCCGGCTAATAGTAGCGAAGTTTACCATCTTATTTATACTGGCAAGAGTGTCACTTACGCACAGAGTTTAGACCGAACTTTCGGAAAAATTTCAGCCAAGTTCAACGAACCGAATCCGGCAAACAGAAATTAAATTCCAACAATAGAGAGATTGTTGCGTATATGAGTGCTCAAAATTGGGCACTCTTTTTTTTATCTCCGAACTTTGAAGACGTGGAACAAATCGACATCAAAGACATATCCGGTGCTATCCTGCTTACTACCCTTCCCAATGAAGGCTGCAAGCGTAAGTTTACTCTTATGAAGGAGGACTACATCACGTTAAAGTTCTCCTTGGAGAGTCCTATATTCTTCAAACTTGGTTCATACGTGGAGTGCGACTTCGGGCTGTTCGAGGTGTGCGACTTGCAGAAGCCGGTATTCAACACCGATAACGCAGGCTACGACTATGAGTTGCAGCTTGACGCCCACTACTGGAAATGGAAAAACAAAATCTTTAAATATACCCCCGAAGTGGCCGGGCAGGAAGCGTCCTGGAATCTCACCGCTTCACTTGATGTTCAAGCCGGTATAGTCCTTAGAAATTTAAAAGCTCTTGGTTACAAAAACAAAGGACAAGATTTTGTTTTCTCCATTGACAGCACTGTAGAGAATAAGGCGCTACTGATGACTTATGACAACATCAACATCCTTGACGCCTGCTTCTCTATGGCAAAGAAATGGGATTGCGAATGCTGGGTGACTGAAAACATCATCCATTTCGGACGTTGTGAGTCTGGCGATGCGGTGGATTTCGAGATTGGGAAAAACGTGCAGGAAATGCCACGATCAGAATCCCGGTCCACCTACGCCACCCGTATCTATGCTTTCGGCTCAACAAAGAATATCCCATCTGACTACCGCCCCGTTGATGAGACTGTAGTGCTGAACGGCGTGGTGCAAAAACGCTTAATGTTGCCCGAAGGAACTCCGTATATAGACGCTTATCCCGATATGACCACCGAGGAAGCCATTGAACAAGTGGTTATCTTCGATGATGTCTATCCCCGAAGGGTCGGCACGATGTCGGACATTACCATCAAGGAATACACTGACAAAATAGAAAATGCCGACGGGACTACCACTGAAAAGAAGTGGAATGCCTACCGCTTCAAGGATACTGGCATTACCTTCTCAAAGGACTATATCCTTCCCGGCAAGGAATTGAAAATCACTTTCCAATCCGGCAAGTTGAATGGTATGGAATTCGCTGTGACATTCGACCCTGAGGGAAAGCCGGAGAAACTGGGGAATGGTGGCTGGAACCCTGAGGCACAGCTTTGGGAGATAGTCAGGAATGAGGACTACGGCAGACCGCTTCCAGATGGAGCGCTTATCCCCGAAAATGGTGATACTTACATCTTATCAGGCTGGAATTCCATGAAGATAACTGAAATGGGGCTGGTAGCAGAAGCACAGTTGGAATTAAAGGACAAAGCCGATAAGTACGTTGCCAAGTCTAAGATAGACCCTTCTACATATAACTGTAAGATGATGTCGGATGTCGCATACAGTGAGGACGGCATTCACAACCTCTACAGCATCGGTCAAAAGGTCAACCTTATCAACAAGGCCTATTTCGAGAACGGAAGGCAGTCAAGGATTATCGGATTTGAATTCAATCTTGACCTGCCTTATGATTCCCCTATATATACTGTCGGGGAAACCGCTGCCTATTCCCGTATTGGGGAGCTGGAGGAGAAGGTTGAGAGCCTTACTCTGAAGGGACAGACCTATACGGGCAGCGGTAGTAGTGGCGTGTATGTGATAAGAAGGAATGACTCTACACCGGCCACGGATAATAACGTGTTTTCGGCTTTGCGTTCCTTGGCTATGTTCCTTCGAAAAGACCAGGCTGACGGCACAAATTTTCTGTTGAAGTTCGGCGAGTTTATCGACTCTATGGTCGCGGGCAAGGGTGCCGGAATATTCCCTGACGGCCGTATGCAGCTGTCCCGCCTCGAGGTCCGCGACAGCCTTACCGTCCTTGAGCTTATCTTCAACCGTCTCTCCGCCATGGAGAGCGACTATTCCTTCTCCGAGTCTGGTACCATCGAAAGTGTATCGCAGCTTGAAGACGGCACATACAGCCTGAAGATGAAGAAACGGTGGAATAACGACTTTACTGCACTGGCAGAAAACGATGTTGTATATGGTGTTGTCAATGACCTTGCATCAGGTGGCGGCAAGTATTATACCTCCTGGCTACGTGTCTTGCATGTTGACATCTCAGCCAATACGATCAACGCTGTGATGTACCCTGATAGCGAGGTGCCGGGTGGCAAGAATTATCCTCCTGAGCCGTTGATGATATTATCACACCGTGGCAACCCGGTTGATACTGAACGGCAGGGTTATTGGTATCTGTCATCCCGTGAGCATTGTATCTGCATGCTTAACGGGGTCACAAAACCCGTCCTTGAGGAAAGCAACTATTCGGTGATCGTCGGCAGGCTGAAGCATCTGTCTCTGTTCGACAACCTGCCCATCAACTACCTGCACTCTTATATCTACGTCCGGGGATTGGTAGCGCAGGACATCCACCGCATCGACTTCCAAGGCGTATTGCCCCGCATCGCCAACGACCGCGGAGAGTGGAACATGGAGACCGCCACCGGAGCAGAACCCTACCAAGCCGACCGCGAGGCACAGACCGAGACCGTACGTGTGATGATGTACGATACCGTGTGGCACTACGGATGCAAGTGGATGTGTCTTGTTTCCGGCACTACCGACGAACCGAAGTACGGAGCAGCGGGCTGGGCAATGGTCGAGGGCAATCCGGATTTCAGCATCGATATAGAAAGCTCCAATGGCTGGTACTTCGATGCGGAGCGTTTTGCGACCACCCTCACCATTACCGGTGAGCTGTACAACCGTGACGTTACGGCGCATATCCTTGACAGTGATGTGGAGTGGACGCGCGATACGGGCAACGTCACCGAGGACAACGCCTGGGCGGTCGCACACGCGGAAACCGGCAAGTCACTGCCGCTGACGGTCAACGACCTCGGCCCCGACTATATGAACATGACCGGGTGCAAGTTCATCGCACGGGTATTGCTACGTGACGGGCAGAACAATTATGAGACAATGAATTATATAACTTTCTAATTATGCAGACTATACAGAAGAAGATAGAGGTCAACTACCGCCCTCTCCAGACCAGCGGCGGGATAGAGGTTGTCGGCAGCGTGCCGGACGTGCAGGTGTACCAGGCTGACAAGGCCGAGTACACTCCGGACTACACGCTTACCCCCCTGACGCTGTTCCCCCGGTGCAATGCCACCGACCCGGATGCGGTGGTCAAGGTGGGTGCGGTCAACGCGTCATTGGTCAACATGAAGTGGTACGAGCGCTTGAACGGTGTACGGACATTGATTACATCTGCCAACAAGAGCTATGTCATTACCGAGACCGGAGCCGAGAAGGGTAAGATACAAGTGAAAAAGAACGCCGTTCCCGGCAGTCCGGTAACACTGGAGTTCTACGCCGAGTATGTCGATGCGAAGCGTACCGGACAGACGCATGTCTACCGTTTCAGCCGTCTTGTCCGCGCCGTTGACGGCAGCGAGGCGCAGCCTAAGCTGATGGTCGACTCTCCGTCGGCACTTGATTGGAACCCGTGTCGGGACATTGCCAGGCAGGCCATCACCGCCAGACTGCTTGTCGGTGATGTAGATGTCACAGCAACCAACAAGTGCAAGTTCTTCTTCTATCGGAAGCTGAATACGGGCGCACTGGAGCAGATTACCGACGGTAACGGCGACAATGACTGGGAGTTCGTATCACTGACAAAGAACGTGCTTACCATAGACCGGGACTATATCGGCCACGAACAGACCTACGTCGTGAAAGCATCGTACTCGAAGGACGGTGCTCCTTCATCCAAGCCGGACAGTGACATAGACTATGTCTCCACCACCATCCGCAGGCGTATTCCCAGCATCGAGATTGACTGGGAGGGATTTCCGCAGCAGGTGGCAGACGGAACCAAGATGATATACCCGAAACCGGTCATCCGTGATACGGCAGGGATTGTCCCCAATCCCCAGGCCATCCTTGAGTGCGAATGGTACACGAAGGCGGCCGGCGCCTCCTCATACGTGCTGGCCGCTGCCGGGTACTCGCCCTCCATCCCATGCACCGACGGCATGATGCTACAGCTGAAGGTGATTGACAAGGGCCCGTATGCGGCGGTGGTGACATCTGACGGCAAGTACGTGACGGATGACAGCGGTAAGTTTATAGTGGCAAGGAAAAGGGATGTTTAACCATTAATCGATAGCAGTATGGCATTTTATATCAAAGTGACGAGAGAGGTTGCGGACAAGCTGGGAGTGGCAGGAATCCGCAACAGCACTGCCGACGGCAATGTGCTGTTATGGCAGGCCGATGTGGCAGGCTTTCCCGGCGATACGGTATTCGACCGGGCGGCAGTAGTCGGGGGCGTGTGCCTTTCCCCGCAGCAGGCCAAGGGTGAGATAGACGGCGTGGAAGATCCGGTGGAGGTCGCCACTCCGGAGGGTTTCATGGATAAAGACGGGGAGGAGGTGACCGATGAGCGTAGCGAGTAAGGTCGGGCAGGTAATCTTTTCGCAAAAGTCTGGCGTTTACATGCCAGCGATTATGTGCGACAAAGGCGACCTCTATCAAGAGTATGATGGTGAATCGGGTGCTCCGACAAACATAGCCCCCGACTTCACCACGATGAAGCCGACGCTCTCCTTCCTTCTCACCTCCTCACGGGTGGCTGAGGGGGTTGTGGTGCCCTCTTCCATCAGGTGGTATTTCAATGACGTGTTGATAAGCTTCACATCCAACGTTTCCACGAACACGTTCGGCGGCGAGACGGGGCATTTCAAGTACATCCCCTACAAGGCGGGCACTACGAACTATTACGGGCTTCAGATCGTGAAGAACCTGGTGAAGGCGTCGTCCGGTGCGAGCTGCAGCGTCAAGGCGGTGGCTACGGTGACCGTGGGCAACGTGTCGGATGAGGTGCAGTTCGTTTACAGCATCCCTATCACCAAGGGTGTGGGCAACCAGAACGTGGTGACCATCGTTTCCGGAGATGACAAATACTTTGCCATCCGTGAGAAGGGAGGCAGTGTCGTTCTCACGGCAATGGCGAGACGTGGAGCGTCAGAGATCACCTCCGGACTAACCTACAAGTGGTCCAGGATGGTTAACGGTGCCTGGCAGACACTCGTCGACCAGACCGGCAAGAGTCTGACCGTTACGGACAGCCTGGTTGACACTACGGGCATCTTTAAGGTGGAGGTGTCGCAGGGCGGCAATCTGATAGGCCTTGACACGCAGACGGTGATGGACTTGTCAGACCCCTACGACATCATAACTAATCCCAATCCCGAGGATGAGACGATTGTTTCCGGTTCCGGAGGTTCGGTGACTTATACGCCTATCCTTGTCAAGCGGGGACAGACCACGAAGGCAAAGAATATGCTGTTCTATTTTGTCTTTATGGATTCGGCAGGGGTCATTCTCAATCCGGCTACGGCGAATGTGGCTGCGGCAAGCGGTACCTGCACTGAAGCTATGTGCCAGCAGGCAGGCGGCAATGTTTCATGGACAATCTCAACGGCAGCATGATATGGCAAAGAAAGCGTTGGCAAGCAAGACAGGAGAAGTGAAGTATCTCCAGCAGGGACCGATCGGTCCGCTGGTCTATCCGGCTGGAGAATATTCCGCATCCACAGGCTACACCCGTACGGCTCTATCGACACCGATGGTACTGTGTGAAGGTCAATACTACGTGTTGGCTAAGGAGGGCACATTTAAGGGTGTCAACCCCAAGACAGACTATGCGGCAAACGGCAGTAAGGCGACATGGGTAGTGATGGACAAGATACAGTATGCCTTTATCGAGGTACTGATGGCGAATTTCGCCAAGCTGGCAAGTGCGGTGTTCTATGGGCAGTATATGTTTTCGCAATACGGAATAAAAGCCGATGGCTCTGCTGTAGAAACGGTAGGCGGATATAAAGATTTTAATTACAATGACCCGATGGATCCGGCAAACAAGTTTCGACCAAACTTACTCCTTGATTTTCTGACTGGGAGCTTCAAGGGACGTAATGTTGAAGTTGAGGGGACAATTATTGCCAATGCATCATTTGTTCGGATGCATGATTTCCGTGCAAACGAGGGGTATTTCTTTTTGAATCCGGCTTTTGGCTCTGAATTTCGGAATGGCCGTCCAAACCGAATTTCCCAGAGTATGTATATGCTTCCAGAGGCTGTCCAATATAATGGGATGAAAATCTCGTTGACAATATATAATGCAGCAATGGGAAGCACTTATGGTTATACTTCAGTTGTAACAACAGATGGATTTAATGAACTTACATTTGAAAATAATGAATATCATTATTGCAATAAGATCGCTATATCAAAAAGCGGAGTATATGAGTTCATGTCATTAGGTGCAATATGGATTCTAACTAAAGGAACGGACGTAGCCTATTCTTATGCGGAATTGGAAGAACGTACTTACGAAGACCCAATTAATTAGCAAAATATTAAACAAAACGAGAATAAAAACAAAATGTTAAACCGGTTGTCGTTTTTATCCGAAAATGACGACCCTCAAAAGTACAAGGGATATGATAGAGAAGGTAAACATAAGTCAAGCAATGAACCAGTATCAGATAGTGACTGATACAAACTATGTGTATGTGGAACTGGCAGATGGTAGTCAAGGGAAAATAAAGAAGAGTGATTTGGTGGAGGTTATTAGAACTGCGATGCCAGTAGCTACACAAGACTCTAAAGGGCTTATGTCAAATAATGGATTTTTTCAAGGAAACACAATCGAAAATATTACTGATTACAATAATTCTATTGGTGCTGGTACTTATTCCCATACAGTTGATATAGGAAATGGTAATCCTACAGGTATTTTATTTGTTATTCATGGAAAAAGGTATTCCTCTCATGTGGATATTCCGACTGGAAATGGGAAATTAGCAATTAAAACTATTCGCCCAACGGGAGAACTTTTAAGAGATTGGAGGACAATAGATTTTACCAAAGATTAACCCTAATTTGTTTCATGCTATTTCTTGCTCTATCTTCTGACCCTCAAAAGTACAAGGGATATGATAGAGAAGGTTCTGATAACAGACACAAACGTGATAAATGCCATCACAAGGCAGCTCAATATAAAGAATATCAGGAATGAGATGTTCCCTACCTGGAGACTGACATTGCAACCGGGGGAGGAATACGATTTGAAGACATCCTATTATGGAATGTACATGGTTCGATGGGCTGATGCTGGGGCGACAGCCCTGATAATGATCGGCGCCGGAGTATCGGCCAATATATTGTTGAATAATGGTGCGAGTATTTCCACGGACTTCACAGAGGTCGGCAAGATTATTTTGAATAAGAAGGCTGTCAATGGCACTGTATTTGTTAAGAACAACGGAAATAAAGAAACGGGAATAAATGTCATGCAGATAACTAATTATTAGCAGGGGTTATTCCCCTGCCTTCCTTACTCGTTCTCGATATAAATTGCTCAGTAACTTTTACTTTTATTGTGCTCATTGTTGTTTATTACTTATTTCCGTCATATCCTTTGACCCTCAAAAGTACAAGGGATATGATAGAGAAAGTTAACATAACAGATTCCAATGTAGTTGAGTTAATCAGAGGGAAACTACCCATTGCAACAGAGGTAAAAAACGGTCTGAAACCTTCCAGGGACATGCGACAAGAAAAGCGGGTATCCATGACATCCTCCATATTGTTGTTTGAGAGAAAGGACACATCTTCTTTCTCCGATGGAATTCTATTTAGTGTACAGTCATACGGAGGAGGACCGGTTGCCCTATATTTCCTTTCAATATATAGGTCTGAAGGGGTAACAGCAGCTCCTTCATACAAATTAAATCTGATAGGCGGTGTTTTGGGAACGGAAAATGCAAGGCCGAAATTCAAGCTCTATAATACCGATACTGGAGCATTCAAGGTATTTCTTGAGCGTAGGGATTACACGCCCGGAGTATATGCGAAACTATTGTCTTCCTACCATCCGACAATATTTGAATTCATATTGGAAGCGGCTGACGAGAGTGAGGTGGCTGCAGCGAGCTACATGGAGGAGTCTAAGGTGGGGGGATAATCTCCCCCATTGTAGTATTTATTCCCGTTTCTTGTTTTTACCGCCATTGGCTACAAGAAAAATCAGAATAACTCAATTGACTTCCCTTTTTTCAGCATGTCTTGTAATATAGGATTTGTTCCTTTGAAATAAAAATCATACCTTTGGTGCATTGACAACCCGATAATCATGCCTTATTTGTGAAGATAGAGCATGTACTTAGAAGGCATTGGGAACGCCATAAAGTTGAATTCGGGTTGCCACCCTATCTCTTTCTTTTGCGCATTGGACAGAATGTTTGTTTGCTTGTTAAATTACACTTCATACCTTTTATAATGGATGTCCAATGTGCGCAAATTAAGCCCGTTCAAGCCGAGATGGTTTGAGCGGGTTTTGTTTGGCATTCTGATTGATTATTATTAATTTTACCGCATGTCTTTTTAGGCATAGTAAGTAGTTCTTGTTCTATAAAGTAAAGTCCGAAGAGTTGGAATTTATAGAACTTACACTTAATCAATTAGTTAATACAGACTTTCCGTCTTGTCCGTGAGGATAGGACGGATTTTAATTATAGGCAGAAAATTGGAAAGACTTATGAAATGGTAATTTTATTTTCCTTGGAATGAGAGCCAATAACATATTCCGATGTTACCGCTTCCATGGAGAGAATTTGGTTCTTGTTTCCATTAACATTTGATATGGCATACAACATAAGATAGCCGCCAGAATGGTTTGGGTATTTACTGTTTAAATAAAAACTGAAAGTATTGTCATTATCAACGTAGCATACGATATAGTTACATATTGTTGAACTGTAATTTTCTTTGGATAGACGACTGTCTGCGAATTTGTTCTCCCAATACTTTATATTAACAGAGAAATTCTCATTACTCATATTGTTTTGGTTAAAACCTATAGAGCATTGCAACCTTATGGCACGATATTGTGCCGTACTTATTGCTGTTCTAATTATAAAGCCTTTTACATTTCCAGCTGAAGGAGTGGAAAATAACTTTGGAAATAAGCCTCCTATTAATGTATTCATCACATTTGCCAAATCACTTTTCTTTATTTTCCCCTGACTACCATCTGCCAGTTCCACATACACATAGTTTGTATCAGTCACTATCTGACACTGGTTCATTGCTTGACTTATGTTTACTTTCTCTATCATATCCCTTGTACTTTTGAGGGTCAAAGGATATGACGGAAATAAGTAATAAACAACAATGAG